CTCTCTAGATTATCCACTAATTTCTCCCTATTAATAATTAAGAATTTATTATTAACATTACAACTTTCTTTATATAACGTAATATACTCGTCTAATTGTTTAGGGGTTACAGTGTTAGAATTTTTTAATTTATTGACCATAAAAGGATATACATTTTCACTTAACCTCATATAATAATCCACATTATTTTTTATCTCTGTCAATGTTTTTTTAGGTAACTTAACCCATTTATCTCTATCGAGATAAGGTTCACTATAACCATCCGCTCCTCTATATAAACCGTATTCCTCCCCACTACTATCATCTCTTACCATATATTTAATTCCTCCTCTAAAAGACTCTAAATCTATTTCATCATCATCTAATGAATCTGTTACTATCCCAATAAGAGTTCTTGGTATCTCTACATCACGGTCTAACCCTCCTGGAGGTGCAGGGTCTGGGGTTAAGTCCCATACCATTATTCTGTCACCAATTTCTAAGTCTGGACTAACTTCTTTAGTGTCGATTGGAGTGATTTTCCCTTCTTTAAGAATCTCATCATGTTCTGCATCGTCTATCTCAAAGTCATCACTTTCATAGTCCCCGTAGTCTACGGTTTCCATATCAGGGTCGTAGTCCCACCATGCTTCAGAAGCCTTATCCATTGCGTCATCTTTATCCCATGCTGGGATATATATGGTTCCCTCTCTATATGTCTTTTCCCATCCACTCTCGCGACCGCGTACTGAGAATAATGAAGGCCACGCTTTTATTGGATTGGTTACTCTTCCAAAATCTAAAGAGTCGTCATCGAAATCTTCTCCTCCTGCTTCCTTGTGATTATCTATTATCCATTTTGCAAATCTCGTACTTTTTGCGTAATCTTCATCTGACTGTACTCGTTCTCCAAATAATTTTACAGTGTCTTTCCACGGTGTTGTTAACTCGACACTGATTTGAGTTTCATCCGTGTTGACTATCTCTTTCAGGTCTTCCATAGCCCACTTACTTGCTATATAGTTTAGTACTCTAACTTCGGTTGGTGTAAAAGGAGTTGTTTCCGTATATCCATCATATTGGTCTAACCCAGATTCTAAATCGTTACCATCCTTATCTAGTTGAGCTTCATTTAAAGGTTTGGTTTCACCTTCTGGGGTTGTTACTGTTGGTTCATACTGTAGTTCACTCAATCTATCTGCTAAACTATTATTAATATCAATATCGGGATACCAATATCCGTCAAAGTATCTTGTGTCTACCTCTAAACAGTCTCCTCGTTTTCCCTCACAGTAATCCCAGAATCTATATTCTTCATCCATTAATTCACTAAAAATATACTGGGGAGTTTTATTAGTTATAGTTGTATCTAATAACCAATCTTCTATTGGTTGACTGGCATAGTCTGGATGATATTGGAATGTGTCGGTATTGTCCCATTCGTCATTTACATAATCTCTTAAATCTCCTTCAATGGTCCAACTCTTACTTCCCTTATTATCTGTATGTAACTGTCCTTCGTGTTGGAAGTGTTCCGCTAGTTTATCTTCTATATCCTGAGCCATAGCATTTTTAATAGCGTATTCATGTTCATCATTGTGTGCCCACACTATAAAGCTTTGAATGTCATTTATATCTTCTTGATATTTTTCTATTAATTCATCAACTTCTTCACTAGAAGACTTTTCGTTTAACATATCTTCTGCGACTGACTGAGATACACCTCCAAAAATTTCACTTATAGTTTTCCAATTATTTTCATCAATCTGGTCGGTCATATAATCCTCCCATTCATAATTATACCAATCGCTATGGTCCCAAAATGAATCATTCCCACAGAGATAGTCTTCAATATACCCCAAATCATAATCCCTATTATTTCTATCGAATAACTCTTTTAAATCATTACAATCAAATGTATAAGAAACTGGAATAGGTTTCTTGGTATTTTGAATGTATCGTTTCAACACATAAGTGTGGACCACAGTATCGGCAGGTATTCCTAGTAATTTGAATATTGAAAAGTCTATACCGTTTTCATCCCATATATTAAAAATCTTTTGGAATAGTTTTTCAGGTACATGATGTTTTACTTCTGAAATATAATCATCGTCGTCTTCCCAACCTACAGGGAATTCCCACTCTCCATAAGGGAACAAACTTACTTGTTCGTCTTGTTCATTTAAAGATTCTTTCTTAGTTAACTTATTAGTGAAAGTAGTTATCAAATCTACTATGTCAGATTTTTCCCACTCTCCATCAATAAAGAAATCCCCTATCTCTCCACCTTCACTATCGGGAAAATACTCCCAAGTTTGTCTATCGTCATCTATTGCTTCCGTATCCTCCCAGAGAGTTACAACCCCTTCATCATTTAACTCGTGGTCTATATCACTAATACTATAATAGTCCCGTAACTCTTCAGTACCCCCATATGTTAAATCTATATAAGTTAAAATATCTTTTCTTGTTTCCTCGTAGTAAAACCATTCTACTTCTTTATATTCCCAAGCTTCACATTCACAATCATCCATATCCCAACCTATACTTTCTAATTGGTCTTCATCGGCCTCATCACATGGAATTCTTTCCTCATCACCATCTTCATCCTCTATAACAATTTCCTCCCAATTTTCACACTCACATTCATCACCAGTATGTTCACCATAACCATCCACACATTCTTCCTCTTCTTCATAACTGGTATAGTCCTCCTTATAGTTCAGATAGTACTGATATAAATTTGTGATACGGTATTCCTCAGGTTTTAAAGTGTTAACCACCTCCTCAAGATTTCCAAATCCCCCTTCATTTTTATTGTAAACTAGAATAACATAGAGTACATTATAAACAAGTGCATCATTACTGAATAAATCTTGCATTTTAAGAGTAAACTTACTTGCATCAGTTTGTGTAGTTGGATAGAGGGTGAATATATATTTTAGGACCGCTATTAATTGGGGTGTAAAACCATTACTGGCATCTATTTGTTCAGTTATATTTTGTTTAGGGGTGTCGGTAAGGTATATAAGATAGTCTTCCCAATCTTCTTCAGCTGCGTGTGCACCTATTTCATCTGGGTCATTCTCATATCCTAGTTGGCGATTTTCTTCACGTTTTTCTTCATCTTGTAGTGAATGGGTATACTCATGTAGTAATGACCTTATTATGTCTTCTACATCTACCATATTAAGGTGATATACATAAATGGTATTGTCTTCGTAGACCCATTCCGCTTTGGTCTTCTTACTCGCTTCTCCTCTCATCTCGGGAATTCCACTATATCTAGCGTAGATATCATTCCAAATTTCTACTGGGGGAATTTCTTCATTATATTTACTTGGTCCTAGATTAGTGACTATGTGTGGATATACTTTATCTATTATATTTTGTATATCTTCTATAGTCGGACGCCTTGGTGAGTCTTTCACTTCTTCTTTTAGTATATTTTTAACAGAGGTATTCATTATTAATAAATATATTTTTTCTACATAAGATTAGACCTGTAGAATTTTCTTATAATATTAGATTTAGTATTGGAGTTGTTGGTTAGAAGTTGATTTTCTAGTATTCCCCATATTACGTCTTCTTGTAATTTATGGTCTGTAATACCATATAATTTTAAATCTTTTTTATCATTTAAAATTCCAGACTCTACGTGAGTGATTATTTTATTTATAAGGTGGTCCTCTTTCTTTTCATTAATCATATTAATAAATAGTTGGTGAGGAACTTAGGTTAGTCTTTTTACCAAGTCATTTTGTAATAGAATAATTTGATTTTCATGAGTTGGTGATATAAAGGCATTCCATTTTTTAAAAAACAAATTTATATAGTTAGTTATATTCCTTAAATGTAAGTACTCATTATCTCTATGAGTTATTACTTTTTTTAATTTCTTAAAATCTTTTTTAAAATCTAAATTACTGATGGTTTCCATTTTTCTCTTTTAATTTATTAAATAATTTTCTTTTTGGTATTCCCAATCCAAAATTATACCAGGCTCTTTCATGAAAATAATAAAGTATCATTTTTGTAAATAATTCTAATGCACCTACTTTTAATCCTATCATTGGGTCTCCACTTACTAACCATCCTAATAGCATTGTGTCTAACGTACCCACTACTCTCCAGGTAATTGTTTTAAGTATGTGTCTTTTCCTACTAACTAAATGTGGTTTTCCTTTTCTAAGTTTCATTTTTTTATAATTTACCTTCTTCTTTTAATTGTTGACGTATCTTAGTTGCAGATATTTCTTTAACTTGTTGGGGTGGTACATGTTCTATAATATCATATCCTACTCCTCTTCCATAGTTAACCGATTCAATATCTGGAATGATTATTACCTTTATTCTTTCTTCTTCTATTTCTTTTTTAAATCTAGTGTTAAGATTTTCTTCAATTTCATGGGCCTTCCAGGGTTGATTTTCATTCGTTTCTACATCTCGTATCGCTATGCAGACATTTTTTCCTTCTTTTAATCTTTGGTCGATTAACCATTGGTGTCCTTCATGCCAGGGTTGCCAACGTCCTATAAATAGTGAATATTTCATCTTCTTGGGAAATCTATTTTATCTAAACAATCTTTAATAGAGATATTTGTAGTGTCCATATCAATGAAATTATTTACTGGTGGTTCATAATCTTTCGCAAAATAATTTTCTCTCCCTCTAGTTTCAGTAGTGTGAACATATATTTCAGTTACCTCATTAGTTTTCTTTAAAGAATCTCTCATTTCTTTATAAGGAGCTACCACAGACACTACTGTAATAAATCCTTTACTATCTAAGAACCTACATAAATCCACTACAGATTGTATATTCTTTTTTCTTCCTTCAGGGGTGTAATCAAAATTTTGGAATAAGTCTCTAAGACCATCTCCGTCTACATGAACACAAGTGCCCTTACATTCTTCTATCATGGCGGTTGCCAAGGTGGTCTTACCTGAGCCAGGTTGACCTGTAAACCAATATATCATTTTTAATTAGGTTAGGTATAATTTATTTTATTTGTCTATAGTGGGTTCTGGGTCTCCAGGATTCTGGAGTTTTTCAGAAGCTAACTCTAATCCTGCTAAACTCTCATTGATTTTTTGTAAGTGTTGTTGTATTGGTGGGAAATTTTGTCCCATCATATTAAGTCCTCCGTTCAAAGTTTTAATACCTTCTAACAACCTAATCTCCACTGAGGGTTGTGTCCATCCTTCACTTAATCTAGTTTGAATTACTTCTAATCCATGTTGTACGTTTTGAAAATCTCTTCGAGGTACAAGGTATTCCCCGTCCATATAGATAGTGGGGAAAACTGGAACAAGAGTAATTGCTTTAATATGTTCCCATTCGTCTGAGTATTCTTGAGAATCTTTTTCTATAAAAGTAATATTATTTTCCTTGAGGACTTTTTTTAATTGTGCACAGAACGCACAACTGCCCATGGTATACATTACAATTTCTTTATTCTGTAAATTAGTTTCTGTCATAATTATAATTTTATTTTTTTAATTCTATTTTTTATTTTATTCTTTATAAACACAAATATAAAGTAAACGAAAAAATACAAACCTATAACTAAAATAGCTGTAGGTAAGAAATTTATTAACCAAACTTTAATAAATTCCCCTACATTAGTAAAGGGAACATATTGTTTAGTTTTTCTCCACTCACTCACATTTGTATTACCAATTTCTTTGTCCATTAAATTATCACCAAAATCTTCAGGATTTAAAATATTCGTTTGTTGGAGACTTTCTAAGGTATAGCAGTCAACACAACTACCTCGTTGGAGGGTATCTATAAAGGTGACGATTGCCATAATCCCAATTATCCCCCATAGAACCTTAGCTTTATTATTAGATATTACTGTTAGAATATTTTGAGACGCTAGAGATTGAGCGGTTTTCGATATATATGTAAGGATTTTATTTACCACTACTCCACTAACTTTATTGTAAATTTATCTCCACCTTTAATTTGGTCCAATACTTCGAGTCCAACGTCTACTTTACCAAAACATGTATGATTCCCATCTAGGTGTTGGGTGTTATGTCTATTGTGGCATATAAAAAATTGTGAGCCTCCTGTGTTTCTTCCAGCATGAGCCATGGATAATACTCCTTTATCATGATATTGTTGGTCACCGTCTACCTCACAATCTATTGTATATCCTGGACCTCCTCTTCCGTCACCATTAGGACATCCACCTTGTACCATGAATTCAGGAATAACTCGATGAAAAGTTAAATCTTTATAGAAATCTTTTTTAATAAGATTTAAAAAATTCTCGACAGTCTTAGGTGTTGCTGTGTCATATAAAGTTGCTGTCATTGTTCCTTTATCTGTATCTATATTTACTTTCATAATTAACTATTTTTGTTTTCCCACCTTTCTCTTCTAGATGGTTTATTATTTTTATTCTTTTTAGTTTTAGAAGGTGTGGCTGGTTCATTAATCTTTCTCCCAAATCTAATTAGATGTTCTAATCTTTTTATTTCTTTTTTTGACTCTCCACACCTAGGTAGTCTATCTAACTTTTGTTGAGGTGTTAGTTTATTATATTCCTCTTGTCTTAATTCTGCATCTTTTCTCCTATCAGCTCTACTACGTGCTCCAAGTTTTCTTAATTTTGCCATTTATTTATTTTTTTTAGTAGATTTAACAATAACTTTTTCTTTTCTTGGTAAAAGTTTTTCTATTTTAAATTTTAACATAGGGGTCCCATTAACTGTGGGTTGACCCTGTTCATCGTAACCAATCTCTTCTATTTCTGTTTTTCTATTTTTAAATTTTCCAGTATAGATTACGTCTCCTATTTCTAACGGTATTTTCATTATTTCTTCTTAATCTTTTAATTTATTCCCATATGGTATCCCCATCAGCACCTATCCACATAACATCCTCATCAGGGTAAAGTGGGGTCCAAGTGTTTTCCTTATTATTTAATTGATACATTATTCCATCGACCATAATTATACTGTCTCCTCCTGGTTCTACTGCTGGAACATTTATAAAACTATCGTAACTTGCAATTGAGTCATCTTCTTTTATCTCTAACGAATCATTACATATTGTATCTGATGTAGAAGGAAACCAATTAGTATCGGTAGGACCACTCTCGTCTTTACGTATATGAAGTCCAACAATCAATGCCCACCCAACACAAAAAACAATTCCTAAAAATCCTATGAGTGCCATGAGACTACTAAATTTAACTTGGTTTTTTCTTTTTCCTTGGTTTTCCATATTATTATTTATGTGTAATTATAATGCATATATTTGTATATATCAAGCTGATTTTAATTTGATTTTAATAAATTTTAAATGTAGTATTATACATAAACAATTAAAATCACATAAAATGGGACATTGGGAAGATAGAATCTACGAAATACACGAAGAATTAACCAAACATGGTTTAAAAAAGAAGTTTGAAGCGAAGCTACGACAAATGGATACTCAAGACAAACATCGTTACAGAGATACTCGTGAACGATGGATTTATGCACACGATAAAATTATGAAAAATTTTAGAGATAATAATAAGAAAGTAGTTTAACGAGGTTTTCTTATATTAGTTTTATTAGAACGATTGTTAGTTCTAGTATTAGACTTATTATTAATTTTTATATTAGGTCTATTATTATTTTTAATGTTAGACTTATTATTGGTTCTAATATTAGATTTATTAGTGTTGGTCTTCTTATTTATATTAGTTTTAATCGTATTTGACTTGGTCGTGTTAATCTTAATAGAATTATTAGGTTTTACGATTGTGGTATTATTGCTATTCACCTTTACCTTAGTATTTCTCCACTTAGTTGGAACATTAGATTTATCCTTAATGTTTAGTCCAGTTGTATGAACCTTATCATGATGATAGGTTAAATGTTTTTTATTGTTGTGTCTCCAATTTCCTCTTGGTTTGTAGACGTATCCACGTGTCCCTACATGACAATATACATGAGTATTTACATTATAATAGTAAGAAGGTAAATAATTGTAATAGTACCACCAAGGATAGATGTGACGGTATCCATAATAATAGTAATATCCACTGTAGTATCCCCAATAAGGAAGGCTATTATAGTAATATAATCCTACAGTTGGTGCATAGTTGGTTCTCCAATAAGATAGGTCATTATCTGTTTTACAACATGAATGGTCAGAAAGACAAGCCTGTCCTCTTTCCATTAATTCACAACTTTGATTATGGTGGGTGGTTGTTCCTTCGTACACATAACAACTACTCAATAAGAAGGTTATAATTAATAATACTGTTTTCATTGTTATAATATTTTTATTAAATATAGATTAATTATTACAATATATAAAGGATTATCCTTTAAATACTTGTTTTTTACCACCTTCATACACATACGCGTGTCCTTCAGTGATAAGTTGATTATTGATACAAATCGTATTCTCTTCCTTATCTTGGATAAAAATTTCACCTAATACCCGACCGTACTTTCCCACTCCATAAGATTTCAATCTAAAATATCCTGGTTTGGATGATACTTCTTCCAATAATTGTTTGTTTCTATCTTTAGCAGCCAACCCTTTCTTCTTTTCTTGTAGGTTTCGGGTTCTACTTTCCCAGGTATCTATTCCTTTATATCTAATACGTTTCTTAACCCAAATATCAAATCCTACATCAATAAGCGCATCTATAGTGTCTCCATCTACAATTCTTTCTAATTTACCTCTATAGATGTATTTTTCCATGTCTAGAATGATACTTCTAGTCCTAAGTTACAAATCATTAATCTTAGTCCTACCGTAGAAATTTTAAATTCAAACACAGTAAAGGTCCCCAATCTAAAGGTTAAACTATACTTTTCTTTTTTGTTTCCAGCGTCAAAGCCGTTAATCCAATTTATCATAATCGTTTTTTTTATAAATAGTCTGAGTTATCTTAATTTATACTTTGGTGAGTAAATAATCAAAGATTGTAGTAGCCATATGTACGTCAAAAAATTCAGAATTTAGTTCGTATACAATTTCACCTACTTCATCTTCTTCTTCATAGTATAAAATAAATTTAGGGGGGTCATCGTCGGATAGAAATTCAAGTACTATTTCACCGTCTCTATAAGGAGCTCTTTTAATTTCTTCTAAAGTAAATTCTTTTAATAGTCTTCTTAAGTTCATCACAATTGTTTATTATAAATAATCTAATCTTTATAAAAAGAAAAAAGGTAGTTTACACTACCTCTTCATCCTTCCAACTAGTCCTTAAATTTATTTTCTCAAGTGAGACTTTAGTGGGGAACCCCCACAATCTTGTCCAACTAGACACTTCTTTTTTTAACATCTTATCTCTTCTTAAAAAATTTCTAATAGCTCTTGGTCCATACGCAGTTAAGGGTAACCACTCATTTCTTGTTGACTTGACCCTAGCCTGTACTTCAATGGTAACTAATGTACCAATAGTAGATGGATAATTTAATCTACGAGTCTTCTGTCTTGCTCTTACTACCCTAATTTTAGTATCTTTCATGTAGGGTTGGTCTTCAATCTTTAGGATTCGGTCTTTTAATTTTTTATTAAGTTGTTGTGTAGTTAAATTCATATTACAAATATAAACAAAATAAATGGAACTACCAAGTTATTTTAAAAGTTTCCTGGTGCAACTTGCATACAAGTCAAACCATTCTCTCTCCACATATTAACTACTTTGTCTCTATCATCAAACACACACACAATGGACTTCCTATCTCTTCCTCTCCATAGTTCATCTAGCCAGTGTTGTTTAAGTTTATCATCTGGCATGAATACAAATTTTCCGTGGGTAGGACGAACTGAGCCTGCGGTGTCGGAGGGTCTCATCTTCAGAATGTCATAAGGAATATCGTTATCACTTAACCACTTTTGAGTTGCTTCTTCAGTTCTCTTACTTCTACCAGATAAGATGGCTATCTTATGACCAGTAGACGCTAAAAGTTGTGCCATTTTAATAACTGGAGAATTAGGTTCGTCCAGTTCAATATTCTTCGGGTCAAAGAATTTATCCCAATCAAGTTTATTGTTAGGGAGTTGACTTAGTTTTCTACGTTTATCAATATTAGCAAGTGTGCCATCTAAATCAAAAATTACCCACATATCTTCGTTTTCCATAATTATATTATTCATTTTCGTACCACACTCCGTACATTGGGATTGTCTTACCAGGTATAATTTCCTTGTTAACATTTCGTACAGGAATATTACACATTAATTTTCTCTCTTTAATTTTAGGTCCTTCACTTTTTTCTTTAGCCCAGTACTTTGGGTTTTTGCTGTTCAATTTTCTTTTCTTTGCCATGATTTCTTATTTAAGGGGGGTTATTAATTTATTTATATCTTTTTATAATTTCTTCTGTCATTAACTTATTAAATTCGTTTCTTTCTTTTCTCTCAATACCAAAGAGTAGTGACATCTTATTCCACTCATCTTTACACATTCTTCTCATTCTGTTAGGGCCATACTTATCTTCCATTCTTTCATACATAATGGTAACTCTTTCTTCTAATGTATATACTTTTTTGGTCATAGTACAAAGATAAATAAAATAATTTAATTAACCTACATTTTTGTTAAAATTTTTTGTGGGATTTAATGGTGGGGACTACTTATAATAAAAACCCCTAATGGCCCATCAAGTATTCATCCGACACACATACATTTATAAATGTTCTAATAAACAATGTGGTGAAGAATGGAAAGTAAATGAGGCAGATGAATTAGAAAAATTACACTGCCCTCATTGTGGTACTAAAGATAATATAGAATATGTCTTGGTGGACCAAAGAACCAAATATCAACGTAAGTGGAATGGTGTTTAATTAAACATTTCTACCGTTTTCGTAAACATGTTTTACTACAGGAAATCTTAATGAGTGACATCCGTCTTGATTAAGTGTTTCTTCGAAGTACTGAACGGTAATTGTTTTACCTATTATTAGCTCTGGGTTCTTAAAGTACTTTCTTCTTTCTTCTTGGTCGAATCCTGACCCTACTCCCACATCACATCCCTTATGTTCTATAATGACATTACTTAGTAGTTCCTCTTCTACCTCTAGCCCATCCACAATAATTCTATGTATGGATGTTTCTATAGATTTTACAACATACTCTTCGTCAAAGAATTTCTTCACCTTTAGAAGGTCATTACTTCTTTTTCCTTTGTATTCAACATCTTTTCGAAGTATTAAACCTTCCCAATTATTTTTGGTGGCTAGTTCTGCTAGTGCTTGAAAGTGTTCTTCTGAATCAACCTTCCATTGTTTTAGGAGATTGATACAGTTTAAATCTTTTCCTAATTCATTATATATCATATTGAAGTTACCTAATCTCTCACTCAATTTCCGTGTACTTTCTTGGTTATCAAACTCCTCTAACATTAGGTAATCAAATACTTTATATTTGGGATTTTGGATTGTGTGGTCTTTTCTTTTAATCTCTTTCATGATTCCTTGGAAGTCCTCTACACCATTATCATCAACAATACATACCTCACCATCAAATACTATATTACATAGGTTTAAACTCTCTATTTCCTTTCTAAGGGTATCTAAAGTATCAAAAGTCTTACCTTGTCTTGAATAAAAATTACATTTGCCGTTTTCATCTACCATAGCGAGACATCTTACTCCGTCTAACTTTTGGGAGGCGAACCATGTTTGTTCGTTGAAGTCAACTTTACCCTTTTGTTTATCATAAGAGTTAGCTAGTGCTACCTTAAATGTAGGTACACATTTTGGAATTGCTTTGTTGATTAGGTCCGCTCCCGTTCTTGTCTTTAAGTTCTTATCTAAAATACAGAATACTAAATCTTTTTGCCAATCTTCCATACCATCAATATATCCTTTAGTGTATTGAATTGCGTCATGTCCTGTTATGGTTCTTTTACTTAACGCATCTAACAAATAAAATAAATCATGATATCCACCTCTAGGTTCTAATTTTTTATTCTTCTTTACTGTTGCACTTGTCAAGTGAAATTGTTTGAAGGGTGAGTATGTATATTTTAAAACCTGGTTAATTAGATAGTCATCCTTGTACGTTTTAATAATCTCAATCTTATCATTAGTTGAGTTGGTGGATTTTAGTTTATCCACAAATTCTTGTATTCTTTTTAAATCTTTACTTTCGTTCATTTTCTTTTTTTATTTCTTTTTGGTTACGCTCTTTGTGTTGCGGTCTTATATGTCCACCCTAAGTAATCAAATATTTCTTTTTCGGTTTCTCCTACCAGATATTTTCTTTTATTTCTCGTGAATAACCCATACTCATTTAATAATAACCCTTTTCTTTTAATTAAAAATCTTTTACGAATATTAAATTGAGCAGGACCTGTGGAATGTAACAATGCTGCTCCCCAAGATTCATTATTAGTGAAAAATAAATTAATTGGTCTTCCGTTATAACTCCCAAATATTTTTTTCTTTCCACCTAACTCTACTTGGATAATTTGGTTTACTTTATTGAATAATTCTGGAAGAGGAATTATAACGATATCTATATCTCCGATTTCCTTTTTTTGTCTACGGATAGACCCTACTACTTTTATTCTTTTACAATAAGGTTTTAACTTATTTACTAACTGGATAGATAAGGTTTTTGCGTCTTCTAATGATATTTTATTTTTTACTTTACTCATACAACAAAGATACGAAAATTTAATGAAACCACCAAGATAATTGGGATTATCTTTCTTTTTTTGTTGTTAATAATTCTATTGTATAAGTTTCATCGTAGACAATCCCTACTACTTTTTCATTAGTAAGTTTTTCTACTTTTTCTATAGTTTCTTTTAAATCACTTCTAAAAGGATAAGCCTTATCGGGTTGTCCTTCAAAGTCATCTCTCCAAAATATTCTTTTTTCTCCTGGTTCTCCCATAATTTCTTGTTTTATTGTATTATTTTAATTTTTGTACTCCGACGGGGAATCGAACCCCGATTACCAGGATGAAAACCTGGCGGCCTAACCATTAGACGACCGGAGCAGTCTATTACTCCCAACTTATATTCTTAACTTGAATACCATCATATCTATTCTCTGATACAATTCCCATTAACTTTAAGTAATTTTTTATATCATCTTTAACCTGACTTCTTATTTCTTCTCTTACTTTTTTATGTGCTTGGTATCCCCATTTACTATCATAAGGGTCATTGTAGTAACTATTCCATCCATCCATAGTACCACCCTGTCTTTTATATTTGCCTACAACTTCTTTAAGGTCTACCAAACGGTTAGTCTTTGAGTCGTAACGATTAGTAGCGGTTTCTACTTTTCCTGAAACTTTTACATTAACACTTATTGGAGAATACCCAGGGTTGAATGGTGACCTACTTTCGTAATAGTCTTCCCCTTGAGCAACAATCCAAGTTATTCTATAATTAATTTTAAGTCTTCCTCTCCAATTACGTTCATCGGCTGTATTATTAAAGGAGAATCTTTTTCTTTTGATTATTCTTTGAAGTTTTATAGGTATTTTTTTCATAGTACAAAGATAAGAAAATATCTTTAAACTACAAAGTTAATATGAGTTTTTTTGTAAAAAAATGAGAAAATTATTAGAGTGCTAAACCAAAAACAATCACCATTATGAGAATGTATAAAAATGGGCTGATATCTATTCTATGTGTTTCCATACCTATAACTAATAACAATCATAATAAAGGATTCAATTTAATGTTAAATCTACGTTAAATAATTGTTAACTCTATTTATTAGCTGTGGGGACAGGATTCGAACCTATACGGAGTAGTTAGCTTAAAAGTTTATCCTCAATTCTCCGCCCGAGAGACAGTCGGGTGTGTCTGCCAATTTCACCACCCCACAAGATGAATTAAAGGGTTAACTCTAATTCTTTTTCTCTCATCTTTAAAGCCCTAATTAATCTGGTTACACCAATTCCTCCTCCGAATCTTGGAAAGAACTCATTGTCAAAGTACTCGTCTAATTCTTTTTCTACTCTTTCTTTCCCAAATAAGTCATATAACTTCTTTTTATATCCACCGTCAGAAATTGTATCAAAATAGTGTCTCATTTCTTCTATGTTGGTTGCTCTTTCTGCGGACCCAATAGTTTCCTGACCATATAGAATAACGTCTACCTTACTGAATATTCCATCTTTGTCATGTTTCATATTCCAAAACGGTGATGTTCTTTCTGGGAAGTTTTGGATGATTGTGGCTTGTCCGTATTCTTCACACATCATTCCTTCGTGTTCCGTTTCTATAATGTCTACACCATAATGGGTTGCTAGGTCTTCATAATTATGTAACGTTGGTAATGGTAAGTCTAGATAATGTAATAAATCTGATTCCATCCTAATTAAATCACTCATAGTTCCTTTTGTTTCAAACTCAAACATAGGGAAAATAGTTTCATGTCTTCCTGGTATAGGATTAGGTTCGTTTCTATATGAGGTACTAATACAAAAAACACCAGGAACGTCTGGTGTTTTAAGTAATTCATATTCTAACCACATTTGTCCTGTCTGTGGTAATGGCCAAACTTCGTTTGCCCAATTAAATTGTTCAACTGTGAACGGGTCCTCACATGCTGCGAGGATACTTAGTCTTGATTGCACTGGTACTTCTAAGAAACCTTTGTGCAAAAAAAATTCTCTTAGTTTCTGAACTAGAGAATTGTAATCTTTCGTGTTTATCATTTTTTTTTTAACCACACTTTGTAGTTAAAAAATTATTATGGTTTATTTTATCCAAGTTATAAATACACCTAAATAAATTAAAAGTCAACACCTTCAACTATAAACTTTGGTTCTTCTCTTTTCTTCCAAGAATGTAAGTGTTTTTTACCATACGTATAATATTTTCGATAAGCTAATAAATTATCACTACACATAAATGTCTTAGGCATGGCTAATGTAGGGGGTGTAAAATCTCCTGGTGGTATATTGGGTATATTTTTACTTAACCACTCTAAGTGTTGTTGGGTTTTATGTATCTTCCCATAACGATGGGTATATTCTTTACACAATTCCATACCTAGCTTACATAACCAAATATAGTTTGCTTTGTTATTACGTGCCCAAACAGCGGATGGATGATTTTTATGAGTTTGTCTGTAAGGTCCTTCACTACCTGACATCCAGTGAGTTGTAGATAATAACTGTGCTGTCTCTAAAATCATTTTAACAACATGTTTGTCCACATGGTACTGTGCACACACTTTAGGGTCGTTATCTAAGTAAAATATATTCATATACAAATATACAAAAAAAAACCGAAAGGGTTTAGTTTTCGGTTTAATTATAATTTAAGGTTGTATCTTTATTTTATTCTTATGTATTTTTTGTTATTTCTAATGTACATCTCTCCTACATTAATGTGAGTAACTTCTCTACCTAATAAATCATACATTTTACCATCATTAAATCTTTCAATAATAAATTCATTTATAGATACTGGATTACCTTGATTACTAAATACTACCCAATTGTTAATACCTTGGTCAAATATCAATGAGTCACAATTAGTACATACTTCTAAAACACCTGATTCCCAAAGCATAACATCATAACAAACTTTAATTGTATCTGTTGTCATAATTTGTGGAAAATAATCATACATACCTTGTCCTGAATAACATTGAGATGAATTACATATTGCCCACATTACTTCCATAGAATCAGGAGTGTGAATTATGTTTGTTGTGTCAAGTCCTATATTAAATCCTTGACTATGGTCTGTCCAATATGTTATTGAGTCACAACAAAAATAAGGTTGTTGTGGCCCCATTTTCATCCACATTGTTCCATTCCATACCCAAGTTACACAACATGTAATTTGAGCTGAAGATGAACTTATACAAGTAATAAGGGTGTCGTAAGGTACGAAGCTCATTGGATTAGAGTTGAGAACAGTGTGAGTGTTAGTCATACTATCTTCACCTAATATAGTCATATCTGGTGCAGTCGTTACCCAATAATCAATAATTGTATTGATGTTATTAACTTCCATAGTTAACTGATACTGTGAACCGGTAACTGTCATCGAGTCACATGGTGAAATTTGTGCTTGTGTTTGTAGTCCAAGCAAGACTAGTACTGCTAATAAAATTTTCTTCATTTTTTTTAATTTAATGGTTTATTAATAATGTATACTCAAAATAAAGATGATAATCAACTATTATCTAATTAAACTTAATTGTCCTGTGTAATGTTGATTGTGGGTTCTAATAGAATAAGTGTATATTCCGATTTGACTATTTTTTCCATCCCAAGGAGTGTTATCGTTGGTTTCATATACTTTTTCTCCCCATCTATTATAGATAATCACCAATTCTATTTCGCCTTTATCTGCTCCATGTACATAAAATGTCTCATTATGATTATCACCATTTGGAGTAAATGAATTAGGTACAAAAATCTGAAGGTAGGGACAATCCTCCACTATTACCTCATGGTAGGATGTGTCTCCTTCACACCCGAATCTCGTAGTATATACTGATATAATGTACGTACCAATTGAATCAGGCCATTGAACAGTTATAGAATTACCTTGATTATATATAATCTCCCCCTCTGATATATCCCAATAGTACACTTTATCTACATCATAACTTACTTGATAATTTTGAGGAATAATATCCCCACAATTGGTGTAGGTTTCCTGTGCAAATAATTGTAGTGGTAGTAATATG